CAAATTATGTTATAATTGACACCATAAAGGGTGATTATAAATATTTTTATATTATGTACCCGAAATATAGATTTAGTTAAGGCTTAATACTTTTTTCTTAGAATGAGATTAAGCACTACATAGACATACACCAGTTGAATGTAAGATGTGTAGCGTATTTTGTTAACAGAAATGTATTATTGACCTTATCTGAAAATAATGAATAAAGGATAACTTTAAATTATCGATCAAGGATTATATAAATATGGAAAATTTAATTGATAGGAATAACGAGATTAAACTCTTGTCGAATTTTGTAAACTCACAGGGGTCAACTAATAAGATTATTATTCTCAGTGGAATAAGTGGTATAGGAAAAAGTGGATTAATGGAAAAACTCAAAATGAGTAAACTTATCTCTAATGATATAATAACAGTAAAGATGAGCAAAAGCTCAGTGGAAACCATTGAAAATCTCCAGTATTTTAATGATATTTATAAAGAATTTGAAATTTTTTCATTTAACAATTCTTCTTTAGTACCAACACCTACGGAACATGGAATTAGAAGCTTTGAAAATTTATTACGATATATTTTCTACTTAATGCGGTCAGCTTTTGGATTAGGAGATGCTGAACCTCTTGCTGAAATTGGCGAAGAAGCTTCTATTATACGTAAAAAAGACTATATTGTTTATTTATTAAACCATTCAAATATTATTCTCAATATTGATAATATCCAAAATATTGACACGCAATCTTTTGAATTATTGCAGTTTATCATTAAAAACACTAAAAATAAAACTTTTATTTTTGAATATACCCTTGGTGAGAAAGATAAGACACATTTTTATAATTTTTATAAAGAATTAAAAGAAACAGGTGTGATAATTGAGAACTTCATCGTAGAAAAAATGGATTTTAGTATAGCTAAATCTTTAGCACCAAAAAATATATCGATTAATTTTGAAGTAATTGAAAAACTGTACGATGATAGCCAAGGAAATCTGATGGAGATTATTCTTGCGAATGAACAATCAAAATTAAATAATAGTAACATTAATATTTCAATAAAAGCTCTATCAATTTATGAAAAATATATTATATATTTAATTTATCTACACGAAAGCAAAATTGATAAAAATTTACTTTATTTATTGTGTTATCAGGTAACGAACAATCATTCTCTTACTGAGTATTTTAAAACAAAAGATTTAGAAAAATTAATTGAAAATTTATTAAATAAAAAAATATTAAAATTTGACAGTAACATGTTTTTATCAATTCATGATTCTATCAAACATGAACTAGATAAAGTAACATATGATCCTATTCTTTTTTGTGCTTATGCATCAATAAAAAGATACTATTTTGAAAATTTGAACAAAACAAATGACTTTTCAATGTTGGAACAGCTAGTTTTTTTGTGTATGAAGTTCTCTGATGAAGAATTGTTTTCGTTATTACCCAGATTAAAAGAATTGTTAAATGAACAAAAGTATCCACAGTTAATAATTAGTAAGCTAGTAAAATATCGAGAATCTGTTTTAGAAATGTCAGCAAATAGTTTGATTATACAAAAAGGAATATATAAATTAACAATCTTGTTAATTGAGGTTTGTATATCAAATAAACTTGCAGATGAAGCACAAAAAAATCTTAATACTATTTTTGATGTCAATAATAATTATCATTTGGCATTGCAAGGGTTAATCTATTCTCTGTGCGAATCATTTGAAGTTGAAGATAAGTTGCGGTCATTAATTGAACATGCTTCAATCAACAGCAGACTAAGACTTATTCTAGAATTAGCATTAATGAATTATTGCATGAAAATGCATAGTTCTAACATATCTGAAAAACTAGGTGTAGCAATTTTAAATAATCCTTTTTATAAGCAATTTAAGGAGTATGCATATGTACTAAGAAATTATGCTGAATTATGTGATGACAATGAAAAGGCAATAGAATACTATAATAAAGCATTAAAAATATTTAAAACTCAAGAAATGAATCTAAATGTTTCATCTATATATATATCTTTAGCAATGATTTACGCTTATAAAGGAAATCTTTTGGATGCAAAAAAAGCACTTAAAAGAGCACTTTCCTTGGACAAAAGCAGTACTACAATATGCTATTATTTGAATAATGTTGCCGCAATTGATATTTTGGGTAATAAGTATGACAAAAAAACTGAAAAATCTTTACTTGATTCATCTTTGTTATCAGTTACAGTATACGAAACTGTACTCATATACTGTAACTTATTGATTTATTATTGTTTAACAGATGAGTATGATAAGGCATCTTTTTATGCTAAAAAAATAGAAGTTTTGTATAAAGACTTTCAATATGAAGAGTTTCTGCATATTGTTTTTCAAAATTTATATTTCTATTATACAAGAATAAAAGATTTTAAAAAGAAAGCTTTTTATTACAAAAAAATTATAGCTATAATAAATAATCCTAACACCAAAAAATCTACAAAACTCCTTGCGGAAGGAATAAATGGAATATGTAATAATAATTCTTTTTATTCTAACTTTCCATTTAGAGTCGATTTTTTAGGCTATTGGGAGTTTATAATTGATAGTGATTTAGACCATTGTTTATAAGAAACTCAAACATATCCGATAAAGAATATCCATGTTTTTGAAACGCATAGTAAAACGCACAGTCATCGCCTAAATAACAGTCAGGTGATAATTCTATTAAATGAAATTCACCGTTATGAAATCTTCCGTCTACTCTCATAAATTCCATTTTATAAAAAGATTTAAATAAGCAATGTATTTTTTCCTTAGTGCATTCATCAATATAGCTACTTAGTTTGAATCCAATACTTGAGTCATCAATTTTTTTTGTTTCAAACCCCCAAATCTCTTTATCAAATGATTCCTTATTAGCCATTATTAATTGTACTTCTTGACTAAAAACTACTTGATTTTTATTACCAACTAAAATTAATTCAATCTCTTGTCCGTCTAGATATTCTTCTACCAATATTGGCATTTCATGATAGTAAAATAATTTTTCACAAAGTTTAATAGCTTCATCGTAATCAAAACAAATATTATTATTGGTGTAAGTTTTCACATAGAATAGGAAAAACCGTAAAAAGCCGTTAAAAAAAGTTAAAAGTATAAAAATATAGTAAACAAGCCGTTTTTTAGGTGTAAAAAAAGATTACACTTTGAAAAACGGCTTGTTTTTTCTATTTAGTGCGAAAACGAAAAACGGAGTAATTAGACTGCTTTGCGGCAGAGTGATTACTCCGTTATGTTTTAAATATAAGGTGTTTAAAAGCGTTTAAAACGGCTTTAAATCGGGTTTTTATAGACAATTATCTTAATAAAATTAATGATTAATCAAAGTAAATCAATGGCAACAAAGTTAAAAGTTAAAGGCAACTTTGTTGCCTTTCCGATAAACACTATGTTTTTAACATTTTAATAGTTTGTTTGTTAATAATCGGTTTATTTAACAGTTTTACATAATTATTTATAAAATGTGTATATTTATTCAAAATCTACTGTGCCTATAACTTTGCCTGCACAGCGAATGTCATCATACCCGGCTAATTTGATTGGTTTGTATGCAGGATTGAGGGAAATAAGCTCTCCTTTTCCCATTTGCTTAACATATGAATCACCGTTCAAAATGAAAATTCCGATTTCTCCTTCTAAAATTGAAGGAGATTTTTTTATTAATAGAACATCGTTATCAAAGAATTTAGGCTGCATACTATCTCCCCTAACTTTAAGCATAAAATCAGCCTGTTCTGTTAGAGAAGTTTTGGGAATAGTCATCCATTCAACAGGAACATCATCAGACAACCAATTACCGGTGCCGGCAGAAGCTCCGGTCATATATAAAGGAATAATTCTGCTTTTTGTTGGTTCTTTTACAACTTGTGATCCCTGCTTTTCAACCTGTTTGGGCATTTCATCAGTTCTGCCAAGCAGAAAATCTCCTGAAACATTGAAATAATCAGCAAGGATATTTAAGCTATCATACTTTGGAAGTTGTCTTCCGCTTTTCCAATTACTTATTAAAGATTCAGAAATACCAGTATCTTTTGACATCTGATAAGCTGTAACATTGCAATTTTGTAGTAATTGCTTAAAAATATCACTAAACATTTATGCACATCTCCAAACTTCGCAAAAGCGAAGTATTTTATCTTGAATACTTAGCAAATGCGTAGTATAATAATACCATAGTAATTTATTTACTTAATAATACCATAGTCATATTTTAAAAACAAGGAGGTATTGCAATGAAAATAGCTGAAAATCTAAAAAAATTCAGAAAACAACAAGGCTTGTCACAAAAAGAGCTTGCTCAGGTTGTAGGCGTTAATCAAACAATGATTGCTCATATAGAAAACGGTGTAAAAATCCCCTCGCTTGCGGTTAGTCTTGAATTAGCAGCCGCACTCAACACAACTGTTGATGAGCTTTGCAAGGGGGCATAAAAATGGCAAATTGTAAAGAGTGCTTGAATTACTATATCTGTGGCGATATTTGGAATGATAAGGCAGAACGCTGCAAACATTTTAGAGACCGCAACCACATTGTAGAGCTGCTTTGCAATGTAGGTGATACAGTATGGCTGCTTGACGGAAAGTTCGCCTTTAAATCCAAGGTTGATGAAATCAGAATTTTAAGCGAAAGCAGAATTTTATATCATTGTGAAAATGCTTATGATTGGTTTGAAAAATCTGACTTCGGTAAAACCGTATTTATTAGCGCAGAAGATGCTGAACAGATGATAGGAGGAAATTATTAATGATTGGCAAGGTGTTATACCGGTATACGGTAATAGGAAATATCAACAACCGTGTGGTGCTTGCTCATAACCCAAAAGCTGTTGAGCCTTGGGTTGTATGGTGGCTTGACAGTGACGGTGATCCTTACAGCGGAAGTTATTTTACAAACCGTGCAGCTGCGGTCAAGGAATTTATTAAAAGATCGTTTTAGGAGTGTTACTAATGTATAAGAAAAATTGCAAACGCTGCGGTAATGACTTTATCTCTCGGTCAGCTAAGGCTAGATACTGCCCTGAGTGCGTGCCGGTTATTAAACTACGATCACTAAAATCAAAAAATAAAGAATTGAATCGCGCTTGCACTGATGACACGGAGTTTTTAGTCAGCATCTATACGGCACGTGGGGAGTCACAAAGCAGGATTGCATCAGACCTCGGTCGCAGCGAGGAGAATGTTCTCAAGATTTTAAATGAAGCAAAGGAAAGCGGAAGATATGACGAGCATATTGAGCGACATATAGCTTATGCCGGAGATACAAGGATAATCAAGGAGGAAATATGCAAAGAATGACATCAAAACTGCACGATTTTGCTCCCGTTTTATATGTAAATAAAGAAGGGAAGCATCTCACCCCAGCGGAAATATCAGTAGGTCAGACGCGAGAAGTGCTGCAAAGACTTTGCGAATACGAGGAAACCGGATTATTACCTGATGAAATCTTAGAACTAAAAAAATCAAGGAGAATAATTATGAGTGACATTTTAGAAGAACTACACAGAGAAGCGAGATACGCTTTGAACAGTCATTCTCTTAACTTAACATACCAAACATATGGAAAAGCCGAAATGGCTTATAAGCTGAAAGCAATTACTTGGGATGAGTTTTCAGAACTTAATACTATTTTAGTAAGAAATGGTATGAATAATCCGGCTGCTGAACTTCATTAATGCCGAAACCGCCGCAAGGCGGTCAGCAGGAAATGACCTCCCTGCTCTGACGATGGCAGGTCAAAAGGATGTGATTTATTGATTTATCTTACAGTCAAAGAAGTTGCCGAGTTGAAAGAATGTTCAACTCAATATATTAAAAAAATTGTTTTGGATGGTTCTCTAAAAAGTGAAGTATCTGCTAATAAAAACAATCGTAAAAAGTATTTAATACCTTTGAACGAATTATCTTATTCGGAGCAACTTAAATATTATAAATATCACGCAATAGCAATTCCTGAAGATTTATTGCCGGTACAAAAAGCCGAGCGACCTCATAAGGAATTTGATGAATTTACAGCTGAACAGCGAGAAGAAATTGCAAAATGGATAAGAATACTTAACGCTTGGGATGAATATTGTGCTACATCAAAGCTGCAGAAAGTAGCCGCAACTGAAAAATTCGTCCAACTACAACAAGTGGCTAATTCTGATCTTAATATTTCAAAAGGCATTTTATATCGCAAGAAAAAGGCTTTAAAAGATGATGACCTTGCAGGGTTACTTGATAACAGAGGGTCGTGGAAAAAAGGGACATCATCAATACCTGAAGAAGCTTGGCAGTGCTTTTTGAGCTTTTATCTTGATGAGGCTCAACACCCGATTAAAGCTTGTTACGAATACACGGAAATGTGGCTTAAAAGAGAAGCTCCACAGTTCCTTCCACTACCTGGTTACGCATCATTCTATCGCAAAGTGCAAACGGCAATACCTAAACCTGTTGAAATAATGGGGCGTGAAGGTATGAAAGCATTTAGAGATAGATGTGCTCCGTACATACGCAGAACATATGAGGGTATGGCATCGAATGAATGGTGGATTGCAGATAACCACACCTTCGATGTTCAGACAAAAGGAGCGGACGGAAGTGTTCACAGACTTTACCTTACAGCGTTTTTTGATGCTCGTTCGGGTATTTTTACAGGCTGTTATGTAACATCTGCTCCGTCCTCACAGGCTACGCTCATTGCTCTGCGAAAAGGTATTATGAAATACGGAATACCAGAAAATATATATGTAGATAACGGTAGAGAATTTTTAACCTTTGATGTCGGCGGACTTGGACACAGAACTAAGAAAAGCCAAAAGGGCAAATTTACACCGCCACCTGTGTTTGAGCGTCTTGGAATTAAAATGACAAATGCTCTTGTACGAAACGCAAAGGCTAAAATCATTGAACGCAGATTCAGAGATGTCAAGGACAGGCTATCGAGATTATTCCCGACTTATACAGGCGGAAATGTTGTAGAACGCCCTGAAAGGCTTAAGTTTGTTCTTAAAGATGATGATAAAATCCCTACTGATGAAGAATTTACAAACGCAGTTGAGGATATACTCACTTACTATATGAATGAAAAGCAATATAGCGGTGCTGTTAATTCTGACAGTGGCAAAACTCGTATGCAGGTGTATAGAGAACAGCTCAAGGAAAAGCGTATTGCATCAGAGCTTGATCTCAACCTTATGCTTATGCGTTCTACAAGAAGTCAGAAGGTCGGTAGAAGAGGTGTACATCTTACTATTGCAGGAGAAAAGATTGATTACTACAATGATGAGCTGATCCTCAATTACTTTGGTAAAGATATGTATTGCCGATACGATCCGGAGGACATTTCAACCGTGAGAGTGTACGATTTACAGGATAACTACATTATGACAGTGCCTGTAGATAATGATGCGGTACTTGCTTACGGCTCATCAAAGGACGCTGTTGCTAAGGCTCTCCGCAAAGTAAAGAGCTTTGAAAAGCTTACCAAGCAAGAGCTGAAAGCAACTCAGATTACGGCTCTCGGCAAGAAAACAGCACTTGAGCTTGTTCTTGCCACAGCAGAGGAGAATAAACTCAAGTCTGATGAGCTTAGTCCTAAGATTATTTCCGTACACCGTGCCGATGAAGAGCCTGCCGAAATCAAACAGGCAGTCGGTCAGAATAATATAGTAAAAATTGATAAAGCAAAAATGATCAGGAATCTTGAAGAAAGACAGAGGGAGGAATAAATATGTCAATCAATCCTGAGTTACAGCAAAAACTGAGAGATTACATAAATGAATCTTGTAATGGCTCTCAGAATCAAGCCGCAAAAGCACTCGGTTGGTCGCCGGCGTACATTTCAACTTATCTCAAAGGCGATTTTAAGGGTGATTTAGCAAAGTTTGAATCGTCATTGTCAGAGGCTTTTGCAAACAAAAACGCAGCGGAAAACCTCAAGAGTTCAGTTGTTACAGGTACATATAAGCCAACAGGCATAAGCGAGGGTGTGTATGAAACAATCCGCTTGTGTCACCTCAAGGGCGGTCTTGCTATTGAATGCGGCGATGCAGGCATTGGCAAAACTATGGCTTGTAAGAAATACGCAGAAGATTATCCGTCAAGTGCTATTTATGTAACAGTAAATCCTTGCTTAGTTACACTTAATGCGTTTTTAAAGCTGTTATGCCGAACTCAGAAAATTACAGCAAACGGACGCAAGGATGAAATGTGGATGAGGTTATCTGATAGCTTTGCAGGCGAGCGTAAGGTGCTTATTATTGATGAGGCTCAACACTTGCCAATAAAAACTATTGAAGCAATCAGAGCCTTTTTCGACAGTAATCCCCTGTTGGGCATTTGTCTTGTAGGCAACATAGAAACTGTAACTAATACAGGCAGAAGTAAAGAGGCATTTGCTCAGATTAGAAACAGAACAAAACTTACTGAAATCAGACACACAACATCAATTACTGCAAATGATATAGCGTTGCTTTTCCCTCCTGTTGCAGATGACGAAAAAGCAAAAGGTTTACTGCTCGGAATATCTCGCTCAGAGCAGGGTATTCGAGGAGCAAGTAATGTATTTTCAAATGCAGTTGACAACGGCAATATTACATATGACGGTTTACTTGCAATGGCTAAAGCCATGAAAATTAATGTTTACGGAGGAATTTAAAATGAGTTTAAAGAGAATTATGTTGTATGTTTTAACAGGATTTTGTATGGGAGCAATTACCCTTGCAATGCTCGAAAAGATGGGATTTCGCATAGCCTCATATGGCGTTGAAATGCTTTTTATCCCCTGTGTAGTGCTTTGTATCTGCTTTGGTTGGGCATTAAAAACAGATGTATTAAGACTATTTAGGAGGAATAAGAATGTTAATTCACGCAGAAAATGAAAAGCAAAAGGAAGTTACCGCAGTACATATTTGTAAGGGCAGCATTTGCGGCAACTGCTTAAATTACCATAAAGGTATTCTTAATTGGCAAATAGGCTGTTGTATGTATTCACGCACCCCAGTAAAAAGATATGATTATTGCAGCTTATTTAAGGAGAATAAAAGGTGACTAATGAAGATTGGAAAAAGGTTGATAATGCATTGAAGTCGGTGTTTTCACCGGGAGCTAAGCTGCTTATTGACGGATACGAAGTAACGCTTATACTATGCCAAAAATCGCAATTTCAAAACGCTATCGCAGTCTATATCAACGGAAGTTTTAAAGGCAAATGGCTCGTTGAAGACTGCGAGGAACGCAGGCGTTTCTTCTGCTGTAAAAAACGAACTCTTGTTAAAGAAAAAGACTTTAAGGCTTGCGGAATACGCAGCAAGAAAGGCAAAAAAGAATTTGCTGACAGATACGCTTACAACGAGTATTTTTCGTATTGGACAAACTTTAGTGAAATGAAAAAGCACTTTATCGACAACAATACAAATATCGAAATTCTGGAGGTTTAATAATGGACATAACTTTTGATGAGAAGATAGCAAAACAGGCAGGATGTGCACACATTGACAATTTATGTAACAAGGCAAAGCAAGCAATTATAGCTGAAAAAACAGTCATTATCTCAATAATCGGAGATGATGGCGAAAGAGATGCTACCATAGCAGGAAATCCTTTGGATGTAACGGCAGAACTTGCAACTCTAATGGTGATTTACCTTGAGAGAATAAAAAATCAGAATGGTAAAGCAGTCGCAAATATGTATTTAAATGCTTTACTGAAAAGTATTAATCGGTATTGGAATCAGGGATAACTCCCTGATCCTTAATGCAGCTCCCTTGGGAACGGTCACAAGCCCGTAAGAATGCAGAGTGAGGAACACACAATTCAAAAATAAATTTTAAGGAGGTAAACACATATGGAGACATCAAAAAAGATATGTAAAAACGGCTCAATTACTTTGCCAAAGCAGATAAGAGCCGAGGCAGGACTGTTCCCCGGCAACGCTGTTAGTATTAGCACCTCGGCTGACGGAACGGTAACAATTAAGCCGTCAGCTCCCTGCTGTCGCTTTTGCGGAACAGTTGAAAATGTAATCGTTGCTGACAATGTTGTTATTTGCCGCAAATGTGCTGAAAAATTACTTGCAAAGGTGGATGTAACAAATGACTGATTTAAGAAAACAGATTGATGAGCTTGCAGCAATTAAAGCAGATATGAGCAAGCTCAAGGAGCGTAAGGATAAGCTTGAGGCAGAAATCATTATGCAGTGCACATCAGATCTTGAGAATACAAAATACAAGAGTATTCATTATTCCGGCGGCACTTGTGATTTAACAGCTGTTACAGCCGAATCACTTAAAATTACATATAACACATTTTTACCGCTGATTTTCGGTAAGGCTTACAAAGATGCAGTAACAGAAAAGACAGAATATTCACTCTCTGCTCCGGCTAAACGAATGCTTATCGGATTGTGGAAAGGTAATTATGTTAAATGTACAGTGATTGAAGTAATTGAGCAAATGAAAGGCGTTTCTGACGAAGAACGCAAACAGCTTGCAAAAAAATGTAAGGGTATTAATTACGATAAAGATGTAAGCAATATTATGAAGTTTACTTCTTTGTCAGAAGATGATGCGAAAGAATATGCTTATCTCATTTCAGAAGCTAAGGTGTGGCAGGATTTTAAAAATATGCTAATTCTCAACGGCACAAGCGAAGATGAGGTTGACGATATTCTGCAAAAAATTCAGAGTGCTTTTGTAGTCGAGGACAGCACAAAGATATCTTTAAACTCTTTGGTTTGAGGTGTTTTGTATGTTAAAACCTCAGCAAACGCAAAGGATATACGCAATGGCGGCACGGCTCGGAGTCTTAGAATCAGGCAACAAAAATGATATGCTGCACACGATTGTTTATCGTCTTACTCAAAAGGAGAGCATACGCAGTCTTGATGAGAATGAGTATAAAACGGTTGTATCTGAGCTTGCCGAAAGACTTAAATTGCAGAATCTTACAGAGCCGCCGAAACCGTATAAGAAGAAAAAGTACGAGGACAGCGGCAGAGGAAAAATGTCAGACGGTCAACGCAGGAAGGTTTGGCAGTTGATGTATCAGCTCGAAAAATACGACACAGAACCGACTACAGCTAAGCTTGGTGACAGGCTCTGCGGTATCATCAAAAAAGAGCTGAAAATCGACTGTACCTCAAAGCAGCCTTTTAGGTGGCTGACATATAATCAGGGCGTGACCTTGATTGAAAAACTTAAAAAGTACATTGACAGTGCTCAAAGGAGGAAGGCTGGTGAAAATAAATCTTGACGATTTGGTAGGCACTCAAAGAGACATAGCGGAAACAATCGGTCTCGAAAGCTATATTAAACTTTGTAAAATTTTTGGTGGCGACACCGTGTACATACAGAAGTACAGCGAATTGCAAAAGATTGAACGCAATGCTGAAATTAAGGCAAAATACAACGGATATAACAGCAGCCAGCTTGCAAAGGAGTATGATTTGTCTGAAAGGTATGTACGAACTATATGCTCAAATGATAATCTTGACGGGCAGTTGAGCATTTTCGACGGTATAAGTTAAAGATGAAAAAATAGGATATTCGTCCTCTACAGGAATATGTTTTTATAAGGTATTATTGAGTTAGAAACTTGATAATACCTTATTTTTTGGGAGTTGAAAATATGAATTTTACGGCAGACACTTGGTGGCTGTTCGGCCTTATTGTTACAGGAGCAATAGCTATTATAGGCTTTTTTCTCAAGCGTACAATTAACGAGGCTGACAGACACGATAAAGAAATCAAAGAAATTCAGCTGTCTTATGTGACCAAGGATGAACTGAAAGATGTCAAAACGGATGTAAATAAATCTATCGGTAAATTGCAGACAGATGTTGAACAGATTAAAGATACTTGCTTAACTAAAAAAGATTATTACAACTCAATCAATGAGGTTAAAGACGAAATAAAAACACAGAACAAGCTAATTATGGAGCTTATCAGAGGAGGAAAAAGAAATGATGATTGATGCAGCACAGGAATATATGCAGAAAATCAAAGCAAGAAACTTTGTTAAAAACAACGGTCAGGTTTTGAGAACTATTAACATTCTTCGTGTAGGTTATGAGAAATTATCTGATGTTAAATATGCCCTTGGTGATGTGTCTGAGCATGACTTTCTTTCTTCTGTAAATTATTTATTCCTATCAGAGTACATCTTACTTCGTAAGATTAAAACTAAAGAGTTTGCGGATATTGCTGATGTACCATATGAGGAGCTTGAGGCAAAGTTATCACAGAAAGGCATTAAGTTGCTTGACGGCACAATTAGCGACAACTCGGTTGAGGTGTAACTATGGTCAGAAACAACCGCAGGGCTTGCGGAAAGATTGATAAACTCCCTGCTGATCTCAAGGACACAGTAGACCAAATGCTTGTTAGTGGTCAGACATACAGAGAAATCGTATCATATCTCTCTGAAAACGGAGAGCAGCTGTCGCAGGCGGCGGTAAGCCGTTACGCATCACGCTTTCTTGCCAACGCTCAACAGCTCAGAATAGCACAGGAAAATTTCAGAATGATACTCACAGAAACAGAGCGTTATCCCGAACTTGACCCTGCCGAGGCTATTTTACGAATGGCATCTCAAAAAGTTTTTGACGCTATTGCAAAGCTTGACGAAGGGCAATTTGATGATGTGTCGGCTGACGACCTGCTAAGACAGGCTACGGCACTTGCAAGAGCAGTTGCTTACAAACGCAAAACAGACATTGATGTCAAGTCAGACAAGCAGATTGCACTTGAGGAAAATCAGAGCTTGCTTTATGAAACTATCAAGAAAAGTAACCCACGCTTGTACAATGAGCTTATGGAAGAGATTACGAAGCTTAAAAAACAAGCTAAGGAGGCTTAGTATGGAAAAATACGAATGGTATGTACTACATGTCAGAACAGACAGTGAACTTGACATTGCTAAAGCATTAGAAAGCCGAGGCTTTTCAACGGCTGTACCTATTGAAAATCGTATTATTCGCAAGAGCGGAAAATGGATTAAGAAAGCATACATTGTTTTTGCAGGTTATGTTTTTGTGTTTATGCGATACAGCTGGGCAAAATACTACGCTATGAATAACATAAGCGGAATAATTAAAATTCTTGGCGGAGGTCAGAATCCGATTCCGTTAAGCGAGAGTGAATCAGAGTTTGTTCTCAAGTTATCGGATTTGCTCTCTGTACCGTCAGTTTTAAAATTTAATGACGACAACAGTTATAAAGTTGTCAGCGGATTTTTAACTGATTATGCAGATAAAATTGTAAAAATTGAACGCAGATACAAGAAAGCAACAGTCAAGGTTACTGTTGCCGGAGAAGAAAAAGAAATAAAAGTATCTTTTATAGAAGATACAGAACAAATGCCGGAGCAGACAGCGGATTGATTCGTCTTCGCTTGATGAATGGTTGTTATACACTTAGCACCGATAACACCAAAGTTAGCGGATGGCGAAGCTTGCATAAAACGGTATTTAAACTTATTTTAAGCACCCTTTAACGGGTGTTTTTATTTTGGAGGTGAGTGCGAATGGATAAGCTGTCAAAACTTGAACAATTACTTAAAGATACAAATACAAAGCAGGAATTTAATATTGTGGAGGACTTAAAGGCTTTGGCTCTCTCCTACGGAGTTGTCAAGTCAAAGGATTTTCGCAAAAAGCTCAACGCCCTGATTGAAAAATACGAAAATGACGAATTAACGGCTATCCGTGAAGCACTGATAAAGAAATGCCAAAGCGGTGACACTCAGGCTATCAAGCTGTATGCCGAATACTTCAAGCCTGAAACTGTTGTCAGCGTTGACGACGGCTTGATTGAAGCACTTGCAGGCGCAGGCAAGGAGGCTTTTGCTGATGAAATTTAAACCTTTTTCCAAAAAGCAATTAAAAGTTCTCTCCTGGTGGAAGGTTGACGGAATTAAGGATAAATACGATGCAATCATAGCAGATGGCTCTGTCCGTTCTGGTAAGACGGTCAGTATGAGCATATCCTTTCTAATATGGGCAATGGATACCTTCTCTGACTGCAACTTTGCAATCTGCGGTAAGGCTGTAGGCTCTTGCCGCAGAAATGTTATTAAGCCGCTTATCAATATGCTAAAGCACAGATATGACATCAAGGACAAACGCTCGGAAAACTCACTGACAGTCAGTAAAAACGGAAAGACAAACACTTTTTACATTTTCGGCGGTAAAGACGAAAGCTCACAGGACTTGATTCAGGGTGTTACGCTTGCAGGCGTACTCTTTGATGAGGTTGCTCTTATGCCCCGCTCTTTTGTTGAACAAGCTCTTGCTCGTTGCTCGGTTGAGGGTGCAAGATTTTGGTTTAACTGCAACCCCGATAATCCTGCGCATTGGTTTTATCAAGAATGGGTTTTAAAGGCTGAGAATAAGCACGCTTTGCGGCTTAAATTCTTAATGGACGATAACCTTAGTCTTTCTGAAAATGTTAAGCAGCGGTATTACAGCCTTTATCAAGGCACATTTTACCGCCGCTTTATCCTTGGTGAGTGGGTTATTGCCGAAGGTCTTGTGTATCAGGATTACAATGACCATATTAAGGATAAGTTGTGGGACGGCAATCCCGATGAGCTTGTCGGACGGTGGTACATATCAATGGACTACGGTACTATTAACCCTTGCTCTATGGGACTGTGGTGCGTAACTGACAACGAGGCTATTAGAGTGGATGAATACTACTACAACAGTCGCAAGGAAGGCTATCAACGCACCGATGAAGAGCATTATGCAGAGCTTGAAAGGCTTGCAGGCGACAGATACATTGAATATGTAATCATTGACCCATCAGCTGCATCATTTAAGGCAACGATTAAAAAGCACGGTAAATTTTTTGTGAAATCAGCAAAAAATGATGTGCTTAACGGTATCAGAACAACAAGTCAGATGCTTAATGACGGTCGCATTAAAATCGGAGTTAAGTGTAAGGCATCACAAGAAGAGTTTGGTATGTATCGTTGGGACGATAAAGCCGAAGAAGATAAGGTCATTAAGGAAAACGACCACGCAATGGACGATATACGCTATTTTGCTTATACGATAGCTAAGCGTGAGTTTAAATATAAATAAGGAAGTGAAAATGTGCGAAGGCAAAGACGATTTGTTTTACTAAATTGGCTTAGAATACTTGCAAATAAGCTGTTTCCAGAAAGCGTAGCTAATGCATATTCATATAACGATATGGAAGAGGCTATGGAGGATTGGCTTGAGATTTACGCTGACCTGCCATGGTGGTGTGAAAGCTGTCATAACAAAACTCTCAATCTCGGTGCAACGATAGCATCTGAATTTGCAAGACTAATAACAATAGAGTTTGAAAGTGAAGTCACAGGCTCAAAGCGTGCAGACTTTTTGCAGGAGCAGTACGAAAGGCTGCTTAAACAGCTTAGAATTAAGCTTGAGGCAGCTTGTGCTGTTGGCGGCATAATGTTTAAGCCGTATGTGCGTAAAGGTGTTATTTTGCCTGATTGCATTACGCAGGATAAATTCATTCCCATTGAATACAGCAACGGCATTATTACCGCTGCTATATTTTTTGACCAGCAGGTTAAAGGCAAGGCTTACTACACACGAATTGAAAAGCAGACTTACAGCTATGAGAACAAATCACACACGATTGAAAGTCATTTTTTTGTTTCGTCAAGTCCCGATAACATCGGAGAGGAAATAAATCCTGAAAATCTTAGCAGCGATATGTGGACAGGTATTGACCCATACATAGTTATTAATGATGTTGACCGTCCTCTGTTTGCTTTTTGGAAAGTACCGTTTGCAAATCACATTGAAAGCGACAGTCCTCTCGGAGTGTCAGTTTACAGCAGAGCAATTAAATTACTCAACGAGGCAGATTTACAATGGGACAGATATTTGTGGGAATTTAAGGGTGGCGAGCTTGCGGTTGATGCAGGTGAGGAAGTCCTTAGACAGCGACCGGGCGAAGATACGCTTGAGACACCGTCAACTCGTGATAGGCTGTTCCGTAAGTTCAACATTGATGCAGACGATAACAAAAAATCATTTTATGAAGTTTTTAATCCGACCCTGCGTGACGAAAACTATTCAAGAGGTCTGAATGAAATCAAAAGGCAGATTGAGTTTAACTGCTCTCTTGCATACGGTACGCTGTCAAATCCGCAAAATGTAGATAAGACAGCGGAAGAAATTAAGGCGTCTAAGCAGCGCAGTTATACCGCCGTTTCCGATATGCAGTCCTCTCTTGAGGCTGTACTTGAAGACTACATATATGCTTGCAACGCTATGGCAGATGCTTGTAATCTTGCACCAAGCGGAGAGTACGAAGTTAGCTTTAATTGGGGTGACGGTGTACTTGAGGACAAAGACAAGGAGCAAGCTATACAGCTTAACGAAGTCAACAGCGGTATCCGCAAAAAGACCGACTACCTCAAATGGCGTTACGGAGTTGACGATAAGCAGGCGATGGAGATGTTGCCCGAAAGCGGAGTGCAGAGCTTTTTTAACGAGGGTGGTGCTTAATGCTTACACCTGAACAGCTTGCTCACTGTGCGGATGACATATTAGAACTTTATTCTAAGCTTGAGGAGGCTATTGTTCGTGACATAGCACGCAGAGTGGCTAAGACGGGAACAATGACCGACACAGCAATATGGCAAACACAGCATATGCAGGAGCTTGGTACGCTTAACTCTGACATTTTAAACAGTATTTCAAAGTACAGCGGTAAATGTGAGTCGGAGCTTAAAAAGCTGTTTGAAGACGCTGCCATTACTGCGACTGAATATGACAACGAAATATACAGAGCAAACGGTCTTAACCCTAAGTCAATCAAGGTGTCTGATACTCAACTGCAGATATTAGAGGCAGGATTTAAGAAAACTCAAGGCAATTTAAGTAATCTTACTCTTACTACGGCGGTATCATCTCAAACGAGCTTTATTAACGCTTGCAGTCTTGCAGAGCTTAAAGCTACAAGCGGAGCGTTTTCTCCGCAGCAAGCTATTGTTGATGCGATAAAGCAAGTAGCCGTCAACGGTGCGGAAGTGATATATCCGTCAGGGCATACGGATAAGCTTGATGTTGCGGTTCGCCGTAATGTTATGACGGGCATAGGTCAGACCACAGGACAAATTTGTCTTGCAAATGCACATGAGCTTGGCTGTGACCTTATGGAGATTACCGCCCACGCAGGAGCAAGACCGAGCCATTCATATTGGCAGGGTCAGGTTGTAAGTTTGAGCGGACGAAAAGGTTATCTGTCCTTATCAGACATTGGCTACGGTTCAGGTGACGGCTTTAAAGGCTGGAACTGCCGGCACGACTGGTATCCGTACTTTGAGGGCAGTACACGGATGTATGACGAAGAAAAGCTAAAGCAGATGGACGCTAAAAACATTCAGTACCCCGATGGCTCAATGCACACGCTGTATGAGGCGGAGCAGAAGCAACGAGCGTATGAAAGAAAAATCAGAGAGTCAAAACGCATACTTGCCGCTTATGACGAAAGCATTAAAAATGCCGATGACGAAGCAATAAAAAAGGCTTATCAGAACATTTTTAATAAAGAATCTGTAAAGCTGAAAAATCGTGAAGCTGAGCTTAACAATTTCTGTGACAAAACAGGCTTGCTCAAGCGTAATGACAGAGTACAAAAGTATGGTTTTGGCAGGAGTACGGCTCAAAAAGCAGTTTCATCAGCTAACAAGCATTATAAAACTTGGAGTAGCGAACATAACATAAATAACATAAAAACACTTGCAGAATATTACAATGTGAAGTATAATGATACTGAAAGATATGCACTTTTGAAAAATTATGTTAGTTCTATTGATAAAGGTATGTTATCACCATTAACTGGTTTTGATAAATATGAAGAGTATTATGACAAAGTACAAAATGAACTTATAGGATTAACTACTGCATCAGGTATAAAAATCAAATCACAAAGCAAGCATTTCATTGAGCGTGTTTTTGGTACTAAAAATGACCCTACACATGATGATAGGGCAAGAAGCGGTGTATCATTTGAGGATATAAAAGATGCTATATTATCAGATAAAAATCCAGTGTACAGTAGTAGAAATGATAGCTTTGTATTTACTAACTCTAAATGCCAAGTTTCTATTAATGATAATGGTAATCTTATTCAGACAAATCCAAAGAAGGTGAAAAAATGAAATTTACACTTACTAAAAAACAATTTGATTTTTTGATTACACTTGATAATGTTAATGATTTTATCTTAAAGAAATCTTTTGAAAATAATAATGTAATTTTTATTGTAGACGATATTAGTCGATTTCAAGATGTTATTTATTTTAATGTAGTAGAATATGGAATGGATAAGGAGGGTGCAATAAATTCAAAAGGCAAACAGATATATGACATATATGATGAAATATTATCGCAAATATGATATGACTATATTTTTGCTGTGTATGCTTTATCTCACAAAATGTAAAGTTATACCACCAATTCATTAAAACGCAAATTAAACGATTTTAAAAGGTATTTAAAGGGGTATTTGAAATACTCCTTTTACTTTTGCCACAAATTTATATTTATAGGTTATAAGCTCCCGATTTTCGGGGGCTTTTAATATTACTCAAAAATAAATTAAACGGAGGTAAAACTATGGACTTAATGGAAATCCTTAAAGCCTTGTTTGGTGATGAGGCTTTGACATTTGAGCAGTTTGCCGAAAAGGTAAACAATGCGGCAGATGTTAAGCTCGGCAACCTTGCAGGCGGTCAGTACATTGAAAAAGAAAAGTATGACGATGTGTCAAAGCAGCTTGAAACCGCAAACGCTAATCTTGAGGGGTATGACCCGGAGTGGCAGACAAAGCTTGCACAGGCACAGGCAGACGGCGAGAAAAAGCTCAACGACTACAAGTTTGAGCAGGCGGTTGAATCTGCAATCAACAACGCAGGTGCTGCGGATTTGGTATCTGTCAAGGCTAATCTTGATATGTCAAAGGTTGCACAGGGAGAAGACGGCAGTATCACAGGACTTGACGAACAGCTTGCAGAGCTTAAAACAAACAAGCCTTTTCTTTTCAAGTCTGATGAACCACAGAAAAAGTTAAACCTCGGCGGACCCACGGGCGGTGCGAAAGCAAAGTCCGGCTCAAACATCAAGTCTGCCGTTGAAGATTTTTACAAGAAATAAGGAGGAAAACATATGCCTATTACATTAGCAGAAGCAAGTGTCGGCAGAGCCGACAAGGTCACACAGGAGGTAATTGATACTCTCCGCAGAGGTTCTCTTTTTATGGATGAACTAACATTTGATGATGCCGTATCTCCGGGTGTCGGCGGTTCAACAATGACATACGGCTACTTGCAGTTACAGACACCGTCAACCGCCGCCGGCAGAGCTATTAACAGCGAATACACAGCCAATGAGGCAAAGAAAGTCAAGAAAACCGTTGACCTTAAAATCTTCGGCGGTGCTGCTGAGGTTGACAGAGTAATTCAAAAGGCGACAACAGATGAGATTGCTTTTCAGCTTGAGCAGAAGACAAAGGCAACAAAAAACTACTTCCAGTACACTTGCATTAATGGTTCAAAGACTGATAAGTCGGTTGATTTTGACGGTCTTTCCACTATGCTCAAGGGTACAAGCACAGAGTACAATGCAGGAACGGACAAGACGGTTATTGACCTTTCTACCTCGGCACTCCTTACGAGCAACTATCAGTCAATGATTGATATGCTCAATGAGTTTCTCTCAGGAATTGACGGCAAGCCGACAATGTTCCTTGGAAACAGTAAAATCATTGCAAAGCTCAAGAGTGTTGCTCAGCGTGCAGGCTATCTTACAAAGTCAGAGGACGCATTTGGCAAAACAGCAAGAGGATATGACGATATTATTTTCTATGATATGGGCAACTTCTATAACGGCAGTGCCACTGTTCCCTGTGTACCAATCTATGAAACAGGTGCATCAAGTTCAAAGGTAACAGGACTTACCGACCTTTATGCTGTACAGCTTGGTCTTGATGCTTTCCACGGAGTTTCCCTCAGCGGTTCATCAATCATTAAAACATATATGCCTGACCTTACTGCACCGGGTGCAGTTAAGAAAGCAGAGGTTGAAATGGTTGCCGCTGTCGCACTCAAAAATACAACTAAGTGCGGCGTTTTCAGGAATATTAAGGTATCTTGATATGTTTGCAGATTATTCTTATTATACAGATTCTTGGGCAGGTACTTTGATACCTGCTCAGGAGTTTAACAGCTATGAGAAAAAGGCTGAACGGCTGATTAACTATATTGTCAACGGCGGTGTTAAGGAGGTTACGGTGCAGGTTCAGAACGCAGTCTGTGCCGCTGCCGAGGCGGCATATGAGCTTCGCAAAAGCGTTGAGAACATTCCGCAGGGTATTAAGTCAGAGAACACAGACGGCTACAGCGTTACATACAAGGACTACAACGCAGATGACCTTGCAGACCGAGAAAAAAGGGCAATGTTTAAAGCTATCAGACAAGAGCTATACAACACAGGCTTGCTGTATCAGGGGGTATGCTGATGTTTACTAATCATACAACTATAACTCTTTTTTGCAGCAAAGCCTTAGGGCGTGAAAAGCTATGGAGCAAATACACATTGCGTGATGTAAATTTCCATGGTGCAGACCAGCTGCTTGTGTCCGATAAGGAAGTCAAGCGCAGTGAGGAGTACATCATTCGTGTGCCACACTCGGCTCTTGAAAATTATGTTGACAAGGCAACCTACAAGGCAATGCCTGCCGATGAGGCTTACAACTGCTTTACGCTCAAGAAAGGCGATTATATCGTTAAGGGCGAGGTTGACTGCGATATATCAAACGCAGCGGATTTAATTAAAAACTATGACGCACTTGAGATTGTTTCTGTGACTGAAAATCTTAATGCGTCTAACTATTCAAAGCACATTAAATTGGTGGTTAAATGATAATTAAACTGCTTTTTAACACTACTGAAACAATGCTTAAAGACCGTGGCTTGCAGGCTGAGGGCAAGGTACAGAAAATTGTTGACAGCGAAGTCCTCCGCCGTTCTGACCCTTATGTGCCTTTTGACACAGGCTATCTTAAAAAGAGTGGCATTACAGGCACTAAGATTGGTAAAGGTGAAGTTATTTACGATGCTGTCTATGCTCACACAAATTACTATATGAATGCCGGCAAAGGCAAAGAAGGTACTTCAAAAGGCGGTTTGCGAGGTAAGTTTTGGTTCGAGCGTATGAAAGCAGACCACTTGGAAGACATTTTGAAAACCGCAAAGGAAAAGTGCGGAGGTAAATAATGGAAACATCAATTATAAAATCATTGTTTAAATGGTTTTGTGACTGTGAAATTCTTGAGGCTGATTCAGAGCTGAATGTTGACTATCTCGGCGAAGATGCAGAGCAGTACAGCATTGAAACTGTACCTTGCAAAACTGTAAAAAGCTACATTGACGGCTCTGCTAAGTGTCAGTATCTCTTTATCTTTGCAAGCCGAGAATGTTACAGCTCTGAAAACGGCATAAACATGGCAAACTTGGAGTTTTACGAAAGGCTCGAGGAATGGATTGCAGAACAGAACATAAACCGTAAATTACCTAAGCTGCCTGACGGCTGTACTGCCCAGTCAATTAAGGTGCAGTCATCGGGTTATGTAATGAACAATGATACTAAGACGGCGAGGTATCAAATACAGTGCCGTCTTGAATATACTAAATTTGGAGGTAAACAATGAGTGAAGTAATCAGACAGAGAAGAATGCAGGCAAATTATCTTAATTGCAGTAATGACGGAAAAACAAAAGCATTTGCACTTTTGGGAGTCGGAGCAAAGACACTTGACGAAAACCCGTCTGCTCAGACTAAGAGCCGTAAGTATGTATGCGACAAGTCAGCAACAAAATCTATTTCAGGTTACGATTGGAATACAGCTTTTGATATTGACCAGATTAGAGAGCAGGACGCAATTAATTTTATTGTCAACATCGGAGAAAATCAGCTTGTAGGCGAAGATGCAGAAACCGAGTATGTTGTTGTTGATCTTGACCAAAAAGACGCTGCAACTGATACATCATACCACGCACGAAAATTCAATGTTGCAATTGAGGTAGCATCCTTTACAAATGATGACGGCGAAATGGGCTGCAGTGGAAACTTTCTTGGCAAAGGTGACCCTGTTGAGGGTACTTTTGATACATCCACTAAAACATTTACTGCTAAATCTGCTTAAGGAGGCATAAACAATGATTATTAATAATGTAACCTTGCCTGACATTGATGTTGCAGACGCACTTGAAATGGAGCGCTTTGAAAAGGCTAACGATAATGTCAGCGACAAAATGAAACAGCTTGATACAAACGGTAAACGCAGATCTGAGCTTATTCGTGCACAGTGCGGTGCTATTTTTGAGTTCTTTGATGATGTTTTCGGTGACGGTACTGCAAAAAAGGTGTTTGGTGAATCGGTAAATCTTACAACCTGCATTAATGCGTATGAGGGCGTTATTGTTGCAGTTAATAAGCTTGACAAGGCAGTCGGCGAACAGTATAAATCAAAACTCGGCAACCGTCAGCAGCGTAGAAATAAGCACAAAAATCATTACAACAACCGACCAAAGATTGTTAAGTGATGAATATGCTTATTAATTCTGTGCCTGACAGATTGAACATTGCCGGAACGGAATACAAAATCAACACTGATTTCAGAACTTGGTTGGAATTTGAAATGCTTTTATCGGAAAATGCGGAAAAAGCAGAAAATACTTTAGCTGATATTAAAAATCTTGTTTTTTGCAAAAATCAACCTCCGTCATTTGCCGATGAAAAGACTGTAAATCAAATTCTTTGGTTTTACCGCTGCGGAAAGCCAAAGAAGGTTAACGGTAAATCTCATAAAGAAGTGTTCAGCTACGAATATGATGACGGTTATATCTGTGCTGCGTTTATGCAGCAGTATCATATTGATTTAAACTCTGCTAAGCTACATTGGTGGAAGTTTCACGCACTGATGTTGTCATTGTCTGATAGTACAGAGTTTGTAAAAATTATGGGCTACAGGTCGGTTGAAATTAATTCAAAAATGACTGCCGCACAGAAAGCGTTTTATCAGAAAATGAAAAAGCAGTATAAGCTGCCTCTCAAAAAAGAAGTGCAAAAGCAAATATCAAACATTGAAGATGCACTGATAAACGGAGAAACAATTGACAATCTATTGTGAAATTTGTATAATATTGTTAAAGTTATATTAATTCACAAGAAGGTGCTATATTATGAAAAAGTTAATTGTAACAATCCTTTTAATTGGTATGTTGCTTATAAGCGGAACAGCTTGTAGTAATTCTCAAAACTCTACACCCGATCCATCAGGTATAAGTAAATCCGAATTTGACAAGCTAATAACAGGCATGACTGACAGTAAAGTTAAATCTATTGTTGGAAGTTTAGGAGAATTAATATCTGAGCAAAAAAATGATACAGATAAATATTTTGAAACTGTTTATTTATATAAAGTAAACGGTGAAACAACCGGATATGCTGAGCTTGAAATAACTTATCATAAAGATAAAGAACTTTTTTCGGAAGCAACATATACGCTTACAGGAAAAACTCAATATGATTTATCATAAGGAATTAAAAAGTGAAAAACAAATCAAAAATTAAATGCCCTTACTGCGGTTATGAAATGCCCATATACTTTGACAAATCGTCAAGGTGTAGGGGCATTTTTGTATGCTGCAAGGGACGAAACTGTAAGAAACAGTTTGAAATCGTAATAAACGATAACAAAAATAAATAAGGTCAAGTAGAGCCATTATGTGCCGATGACCTCACTAAAACATTAAATGGTGGTGAGTAATTTGGCATATGATGGCTCTATTAAAATTGATACAAAAATAGATACAAGCGGCTTTAAGGGCGGTATTGATAAAATAAAATCAATTGCTCAAGCGGGTGTATCTGCTGTAACAGCAACGCTCGCAGGTATTACAGCCACACTCGGTGCAGGAGCAACCGCAGCGGCAACAGTCGGCTCGTCATTTGAGGCTGCTATGTCAAAAGTATCTGCAATCAGCGGTGCAACAGGTGATTCATTGCAAAGTCTGACCGATAAGGCAAAAGAAATGGGTGCAAAAACAAAGTTCTCTGCATCCGAGTCGGCATCTGCTTTACAATATATGGCTATGGCAGGCTGGGACACAGAGTCAATGCTCAACGGTATTGACGGTATTATGAACCTTGCAGCCGCTGACGGTTTGGACTTAGCAACAACATCAGATATTGTTACAGATGCACTTACAGCGTTTAACCTTAAAGCATCAGACAGCACACACTTTGCAGATGTACTTGCCAAAGCCTCATCAAGTGCAAATACTAATGTATCTATGCTTGGTGAAAGTTTTAAATATGTTGCTCCTCTTGCCGGCACAATGGGCTACTCTGTCGAAGATGTTTCCCTTGCTCTCGGTCTTATGGCTAACGCAAGCGTTAAAGGTAGTATGGCAGGAACAAGCCTAAAGACTGCACTTTCTAACCTTGCCTCTCCGACTGAGGCTATGGCAAATGTAATGGCTGAATACGGCATATCAATCTCTGATGCAGAGGGTAACGCTTTACCACTCATAGATGTAATGAAACAGCTGAGGGAAAAATTTAGCGGCTTAAGCGAAACTGAACAGGCAGCAGCCGCAAGCACTCTTTTCGGTAAAGAGGCAATGAGCGGTATGCTTGCGATTATCAACGCAAGCGACAGCGACTTTGATAATCTGACTAAAAATATTAACAATGCTGACGGTGCGGCTCAAGCAATGGCTGATACAATGCAGGATAATTTGCAAGGTCAGATTACGATTCTAAAGTCTGCTCTTGAGGGATTAGGAATTGAAATCTACGAGGGAATGTCAGCTCCTTTGCAAGAGGCAGCTGTTGAAGCTCAAAATTATGTAAATCGTTTGACAGAAGCATTTAAAAGTGGCGGTCTTTCAAAAATGATTGAAGAAGCAGGAGCCATTTTCGGCGAGCTTGCAGTTAAAGCTGCAGAGGCTGCCCCTGAAATGATAAATGCCGCTGTTGATTTTTTACAGGCTTTTGTTGACGGAATAGCGGATAACGCTGACAAGCTTGCAAAATCGGCAGTTGATATAGTTCAGACTTTAATAACAAGCGTTATCGAACACGCACCTGACTTAATCAAAGCCGCAAAGGTTATTGTTTCAGAACTCGTTGATAATCTTAGCAAGCTGTTGCCCAAAGAGCTGCAAAAGCCTGTTAAAGAGGTTATAAGCACAATTCAAAAGTCATTTGAAAGCGGCGGTCTGAAAAAGGCTATTGAAAGCGTAAAAAACATTGTAATTAACTTAGGCAAGACTTTTACGAATGTAGCAAAGGTGGTTTTACCGCCACTTTCTAAGGCTGTTGATTTCCTTGCAGATAATTTTAATGTTCTTTTACCTCTTGTGACTTCATTATTTACAGCCTATAAGTCGTATGCAATCATTTCAACAATTACTTCTCTATTCACTGCTCAGACAGCAGCGGTTACAGCCGAAAGCCTTGCAGAAGCTGCGTCGCTCGGAACAATAACGCTCAAGCAGATTGCTGTAGCCGCCCTCACAGGCGAAATCACTCTTGCTACAGCGGCGCAGTATGCGTGGAATTTAGCAATGAGCTTAAATCCGATAGGTATAGTTATTACTGTCGTGGCAGCTCTGGCGGCAGGGATTACAGCCTTATGCTTTACTATGTCTGATACTACAAACCAAACATCTGACCTTGAGCTTGCACAGGAAAAATTAGAAGAAAGCAATCAAAATCTTGGTGAATCATACGAAGAAATTGGCGGAAAATTTTCAGACTTTCTTGACGGTATAAAAAATTCAGGAAGTATTTTTGATAACTTTAATGAAGAAATAATTATATCAGAAGATGAAAAGCAAGAGCTTGCTGACAATATGAACAGCGTTCAAAAGGAAATAACTGATGTTTGTTCAACAGCAACGGAAGAACGCAGAAAGCTAACCGGTGATGAAATATCAAGACTTGATGAATTGTTTCAAAAAATGCATGAACTTGCAGCTCAAGAGCTTGCAATTGAGCAAGCGAAGCAAAATGTTGTTGTTTCTCAAGCTCAAGCACTGTGCAACTCTTCTGATGTTTCACTTGATGAGTATATTTCTCGTTCTCAAAGAATACAAAATTCAGCAGAAGAAACACGAACAGCTGTCATTGATAAAGCTTATGAGCAATATACCGAGGAAGTTGCATTACTTGATCAAAAGCTTAAAACAAATTCAGATTACACTCAAGAACAACACGATGCAGATGTTAAAGCTGCAGAAGATTCATATCAAAATGCTATTGATTCAGCTAATAAACAAGCTGCAGACACTGTAGCAATAATTGAAGATGGATACAAGCAAAGAGCAAGCGTAATGACAGATTACACTGACAGACTTAATCAACTCAATGATGATGAAGAAACAGAGAATTACAATCACTCTGTAAATCTCGGTAAAATTGAACAAGATTACTATGACAAACTTCAACATTACAGAGATGAACGCTTACAGGGTATTGATTATGAAACAATGCGTCAGGTGGCATATGATGAAATGCAGCAACAAGAAGCAAAAGAAAATCAACGCCATATAGAAGCTATAACTAAAACAAGGAACAGTCAGCAGAAATTACTTGACGATAAAAATTATCAAAACCAGCTTAGCGGGTTTCTTGCGCTTGAAGGCTTGTATGAAACATATTCCGGAAAGACGAACGAGAAGTCGCAGGAAATTGTTGACGCTTTTCACAAACCAATGAAAAATATGCCCGATGATACTAAAGAAGCGTTTGCAAATGCTGTAAAAGGTGGTATTGAAGGACTTAGCAGTATGAAAGATACTATGTTCAATACAGCATCTAACATAGCTTCGTCAGTAATCAATATTTTTAAATCTGTCTTTGACGAACATTCTCCGTCAAAAGTTTTCAAAAAGATTTTTAAATATACTCTTGAGGGTGGCGAAAACGGTCTTGAAGATGAAGCACCAAAACTTTATAAGCAAGCTGATGATGTGGCGTCAACATTTACCAAACGCTTGAAATCGGGTATATCAGCTGACAGTTTAGTATCAAAAATGCGTGCTGCCGTAGCAGAAGGTAAAAACTTTGTAGCAGAACAGCTCACTGCTAATGTAGTGCATACAGTTGATATGCAAAATGCTGATAAACAAAAAGTAGTGCTACAAGGCAACATAGTAAATCATCTTGAGCTGGACGGCAGAGAATTCGCCGTTGCGACTGCTCCGTATATGTCAGAAGAATTAGCTTGGGAGGGTAATGATTTATGACAGAAATGACAGTTAATAACATTGATATTTCTAATTACAGTGCAAGAATACTTAGCTATTCTGTAAGCGGTACTACGCTTACAAATAATGTTTCAGCTAATACAAATCTTGTGAAAATGCCTGCATTGTATTCTGCCGAATACGGAACAAGAACGCTGACTGTTACTCTTACATTCTTTCCTTGCTTGGACGGTTGTTCTGCAAAAGGAACAGAGATTACGGACAGATACGCAGCTGCGACCGATAATATTGCAAGGTTCGAGGCAGAACTAATCGGTAAAACAGTTGAGATAGCTTTGCCGGACGGATACATATACACTTCAATTGTTACTTCAATCTCCGCTGCTACATTTGACAGCAGCGGAGAACACGATGTAACTTATACATTTAACGCCGTAAGGCATAAGCCGACTGTAACCGCAAATGTTGCTCCGAATGGTAAAGTTTATTGTCAATCAACTACTCCTTGCAAATACAAGCTTATTGTTACCTTGCCGGAACAAAGCTCGTTAATTACAGTGTGTGGAATTGTTGTTATTAATATTGCCGCAAACACTCCTTTAGTAATTGACGGCGAGCTTGGTTTAATTACGCTTGGCGGAGTCAATAAGTACCTTGACAGCACTTTAATTGAATTTCCAGTCTTGTATCCGGGTGAAAATATAATCACTTGCACTAACTCTCAAGCAAAAATTCAGGTTGTTTATACACCTGTTTTTGTGTGATTTAAGAGGTGTTCAAATGGTATTAAAAATATTTTACAACAATGATGTAAAGCTGTTTACAGATATTGATAGCACCTTTTGCGTTACAAAATCCTACGGCGGTATGATGAGCCTGCAATTTGACATATCGCCTAAGCACAGCTTGTATAAATATTTTGCTTTGGACGGTGAGGTTGAATACGATAATCAGAGATATTTGATTAAAAGTATTAACGAACGCAAGACTGTATCTACAATTGTTTGTGAGTTAAATCTTGACGACCTTCGTGCTGATATGTTTACAAGTTTTAATAAGACTACCGAGAGCTTTCACAATATTTGTACTGAAATCCTTTCTAATACAGACTGGACGGTTAAAAACGATACACTCGTAAGCAAACGCTGCAGCTTTGAACTCACTGATGTAACTGTGCTTGATATTTTAAATCAATGCACTAATTCTACAAGCTACGGCAATGTATATGAGTTTAACACAAAGCGAAAGCAAATTACTCTCATCAAGCCTGAAAACATCACAAAGCAAAAAGGAGTATATTTTACAGATGAGTTAAATCTTACGGACTTAAACTTCAAAGGCAGCTCATCAGGCTTGGTCACAAGATTATACGCATACGGCAAAGACGGACTTTCGATAGCAAGCGTTAATAACGGCTGTGATTATATCGAAAATCATTCCTACACAGATAAAGTAATCAGCAGCGTGTGGCGTGATGAACGCTATACTAACGCTCAGTCACTCTATGACGATGCAGTTGTTAAACTTGCAAATATGGCACAGCCGGAGCAATCATATACCTGCAAGGTTATTGACCTTGCAAAGGCACAGCCGGATATTTACAAAGATATTCTTTCGTATAGTTTGTATGACGTTGTCACTCTGATTGACCGCAACCGCAAGAGAAAACAAAACTATCGCATTGTTGAAATCAAAGAATACCCTGCAAAGGCAGTTTTGAATACAGTTACTCTTTCCTCCATTCCTGCAAAAATCACGGGAAAACTGATAACAATTAATAATCGTATAACTGAGCTTAACGCTCAACAGCTACACGACAGAACTAAAGTAAATGAAATTAAGCAGGACTTAGATACCACCGTTCTCCATGTATCTGAATCTTGGGCGAGCTCTGTTAATGAATCATTGTTTACTCAGACCGCAGAGGGACTTTTTCTTGAAGTCAATAAAGTGGTTGGCACTAATCGTTGGAGTACGCTTTTACAGCAATCGGCGGAAGATGTGCGAATTGCTTGGAACAACATATCCGAGTACATAAAGTTTGAAAATGCACAGCTTAATGTATATAACCTCGGAGATAAAAAGCTGATGTCACTTAATCAATACGGACAAGACTTTTATTACAACGATAATGAAGTCGGAAAGGTTGGTACAAGCTCATATTTACACGATGACAACAAACGAGGCTTATCTTTTGACCTCAACAGCAATTCGGCGTATATGACGTGGGCATATATGAGTT